CTTGGCCCGCCGGTCGATCAGAAACTCCTCGGGCGGCAGTGCCTCGATCTTGACGCGGCCCTTGGGCAGGCGGCGCGTGGCCCGCACATCGTGCAGGATCGGCACCGGGATACCCATTTCCGCAGCGCCGGGCGGCAGGATTTCCGGGGCCTCGTAACTTTTGGTCATGTCGATCTGAACGAGCGGGTCAGCCGATAGTGTGGCCAGCGCCGCATCGTCCAAGCCGGTCATCTCGGTCGTCTCGGTGTCGTAGCTCTCATCCCAGTAGAATTTGACGATGCCCGCTTTCCGCACCAGCGCATCCTTGAACGCGCTGTGAAGGACCATGAAGCCGTCGTTGTCGCGGTTGAAGATGTAGTTGACGTATTCCGTCGCCTGCTCCGCCATCGGCACGTCTTCGGGGTTTCGCGGCGTAAACTCGCAGATGTAGTCCGAGGACATGAAAATACGCATCAGGCTGGGCAAGATGGCTTGTACAGTATCCCGTACGTCATAGCTGACCACCTGCGACCGGCCATCTTCCTCATCACCGAAGGGCTGGCCGCGATAGTATTCTGTAGCCTTGGCGCGGATGGGCGAGACGATGTTGTCGATGAAGTCAACCGCGTCGTCGATCTCGTTTCCGACGATGCCTTGCAGTTCATCCTCGTCCATGTAGTCGGGGTTTATAAGCGCGTTGACCTTGTTGGTCAGGTCGTTGTCTTCGGGATACATGGTGGCTCCTATTTAGGGCAGGACGCCCACCGGGCGCAGCGAACCCGGCTGCGTGTAGGTAATCCCACCGCCTGCGGCGCGGGCTCGCATCTCTTCGTAAGGCGTCATGGCGCGCGTCCCGAAGGGCGAGGCCATTGTGGACGGCGCGGAAGGCGGGGCAACGCCCTGTTGCGTAGAAGGCCCAGCCGGGAGGCGGTTCCACGTCTCGCCGGGCAGCAATCCAGCGGCAGGGCCACCCATTACGCCGCCCAAGGTGCCGCGCAGCACCCCACGAAAATAATTGTTAAGATCTTGCCGAATGGATGGCGGCACCATAGGCGCACGTTCCATCGGGTCCATCGCGCGCTCAGACATGGCCGTCATTTGATCAGCGGGTGTGGTCGGCGCTTGGCCTGTCGTGGGCATGGACCGCATCGGGACGTAGTTGGCCGTGTCGCCTGTCATCGCAGGAGCGGGCGTCATCCCGCTGCCAGCGAACGCCGGGTTGAGGCTGGGCCGGGTCATCGACTGGTAATCACTGGCATACATGCCGGGGAAGGCATTAGACGGCGTGACGGGCGGGATTGTCGGCGCAGGCGGCATGACAGCCGTGGTCGCTGGCGTGGTGCCTGTCAGCGCAGGCGCGGCCATCGCCTCGGCCATGTCCATACCTGGACCCGCTGCCTCCTGACGGGCGCGATAGCCTGCCGGGCGGGCGCCAACGGCGTTGAGCAGGCCAGAGAACGGGCCGCCCTGGAACCTGTCGCCATAACGGCCCGGCCCGCCGCCATCAACCATATCGCGCGCGGCAGACACGCGGTTGCCCTGCGCGTCTGTGTAGCCGTAGCGACCGCGACCCATCTGGTTGCCAATGATGCCGCCCAGGATGCCGCCGATAGGCCCGAAGGCAAGGCCACCCAACGCGCCGCCGATCATGCGCCCCGGCGTAAAGAAACCTCCACCAGGCCGGTTGGGCAGGTTGCCCCCGCTGCTTCCGCTGAGGTCCTTCCCGTCAGACGAAAACCCCCCGGACGGGCCACTGCCGCCAGGCTTGTCCCTACCGTCGCCGCTTGCCTGAACGCTGCCGCGCTTGGACATATTTCTCTGCTCCCGTGCCGATGTGGTGCCGTTTTACCATATCTTGCGGTGTTTGGCTAGGATAGGGCTAGACGACGCCCTTAATCCCGCGTTTGAGCGGCTTTTTCCAATCCGACCGGCCACCGAAGGCCAGCGAGGTGAAGTCAACCGCCAGCGTCAAACACACCGCGTCGGCACGGTCAGGCGACTTCACGCCGCGCTTTTTCATGTTTTCTTTGCTCTCGACCTGGATCTTTCCGTTTGACGTGTAGGTGTAGCGCGGGCCGCTCAGTTCTAGGAATAGCTGGTCGTCCCTCGGCAGGCGCACGTCGCGCCCAGCCAGCCAGTCGCGGGTTTTGAACCACAATTCGCTGCGGAGGTTGAGGTAAGTCTCGGCCACGCTGGGCCGCTCCGAGACGTTAAGACCGCGCACGGGCAGGCCCAGTTCCCGCAGGCGATCCACCACGCCCGCGCCGAGGCCGATGCTGTCCACGATAATCTCGGCGGGCTGGTGGCGCGGAAGGGTTTGCTCCCATTCCAGCTTCACCGCGCCCGCAAGCTGCATCAGGTCTAGCTTGTTCCACACCTTCAGCTTATCGATCACGCCACCTTGGCGCTTGGCAAGCACGCTGCTGTCGTCCCCGTGGCGGGCCACGTCCAGGCCCCAGACGACCGGCGCGGTGTCCGATGTTTCAATCTCTGATTTCATCGCCGCGTCGATCAGATCGACCGGAATAACCGCATCGTCCTCCGCCGCCTCGAAGCTGCAATAAAATTCTTGGGCAATCTTGCTGTCCGACATGCCAGCCTGGCGCTCGAGCGCGATCTGGTCTGGCGTCACGACGCCCGTGTCATCAATGGTCAGCCGCTCGCAGAACCATTCGTCGCTTTCGCCCGCGTGCTGGAACGTGTGGTATCCATGATTGCGACCGCGCGGCGTGTAGATGAACAGCGCCCAGCCGCCATTTTCGACGATGATCGGGCGGATGTAGTCCCACGCCTCCGGGTGAGCCAGCGACCACTCCGAGAACACCACGCCGACCGGGTTTGAGCCGACCAAGCTGTCGTAATTGTCCGACCCGGCCATCTGCCACATTGAGCCGTTCACCGTCTCAATCAGCATTTCCTGCCCGTTTTCGCGCTTTCGCACCTCGGGCGGTAGAAACTGGTCGATGATCCGCCTGCCCTGACGGTCGATGCCGTTCCAGATTGCGCGGCGGGCTTGGGTCTGCTCGGGAAACAGATGCCAATAGGTGCCGACGCGTTTGAACATGTCGCGGGCGGTCAGGTTGAGCGCGCAGCTGTCTTTCCCCGCGCGCCGATGCCAGACAGCGCAGCCACGCTGAAACTGCTTGTTGTGGCCAAAGCTGTTGAACAGGTTGCGCTGGTGCGGGCGCGCTACCCAGTCATTCGGAATTGTCAGTGACAAAGTTGTCCACCAGGTTGATGCTTAGGCCGCCCTGATGCTCGACTGTTTGCTTGTCGCCGTAGACCTTGGGCTTCATCTTGCCTGCCAGCCACTTGCGCGCGTCAATCCTTACGCGGGCCTTTTGGGCGTCCTCCTCGGTGTCAGCAATCATCAGAATTTCATCGGCGATTACGTCGCTTTGAGCGTCGCGCGCGCGCGCGTATTGTTCGCGGCGTTTCCCATCCTGATCGTCAGCAAGCCACCGCATGACTGTCCCGACATGTGGCATATTTCTCGCGGTGCAAATAGACCGCAGTGACCGGCCCTGCGCTATCTCTTCGCAGATTTCCGCGAACACCTTGTCGGAATACTTGACTGGCTGTTTACTTCCGCTTGCCACCTTCGCGGCCTTTCTTGCAGGGCATGGGTCACCCCTTCAAAACGGAGTCTTTTGCGTATTCAAGCGCGCCAAGAATGCGCCACCTGTCTGCAAATTCAGAGGCACGCATGTATCCTGGCCCTTCGTCATCTTTGACAGATGCCACGATAACTATGTCTTGGATTTCGCCAGCCTCGGCGCGACGTGTGATGTCGGCAAGTATTTCAAGGATTGCGTCCTTTTTTGTGTTGCGGCCCGTGATGTCCACTAGGTTACTTGCGCTTGCCATTTTGCGGCCTTTCTTGCAGGGCATTGGAAGCCTCCGTGATGCCGTGTTGCTGTGCCCGCAATATATGACATTGAGCGGCGCTTGTTAAGGTTGCCCCACCGGGTAGGGCGCGGGCACGTCCCGGTGAAGCTATCCCGCCTTTTGTCGGTACGTGAACAAGCCCGGAGGCCCCCTAAACTTGTTGAGACGCGGCGAGATCAGCTACATCTGCCACGGCTATCCTGCCGAATGCGCTCGACCGGGAATTGCCCAATCCAGAAGCGTGCAGGCGCTCCGCGTCTCAGGGGGTGTCAGGTGGCGTTTGAAACGCTCTACGGGCTTACAACTTCCGTCCCTGACACCGCCAGAAAAGCGGGTTATGTTGGCGGGCGTTTCGTCCCCGCCGTTGGCGCATGGCGCTACGAACACACTCATCGGCAGTGCCCTGCACGTTCCCTTTATACTGGTTTTTGCGCTCGCATCAAGTTTCCAGACGGCTGGAGCATTACAAGGTTTCCATTTTGATGCTGTCGCAGTCGGGCCTGCCGTCGATCAGGTCGAAGGTGATGCGATGGGTGTCGTATTCCGTTGTGCCGCGACCCCACACTTCGTCTGTCGCATTGCCATGCAGCGTCACCGTTTCCGGCTTGGGTTCCGGGCGGACGCGGTAAGCAGCGGGCGGCCACCAACCAGGCACACGTGCAGGCACCCAAGCGCCGGTTGAACTATCAACAATTTCAATCACCTTCCCATCATGATTCGCCAGCAGCAGCGCGCCCTTTTCCTCGGGCGTCATGTCGTGCCAAGGTTTGGGTGTGTCGGGTGAGCGGGAGACGATGCGCCAAATTGGGCTACCCCAAAACGACATGCTTTGGTCGGTCATGTGGCAAAATTCACCAGTGCTATTATGGCCAACAGTTTTCCTAAAACCGTATTCGTCTTCAACCACATCCCCCGGTTGCACGTCCAGTTCGAGGAGGGTTTTGTATTCTTGGGTCATGTCAGTCTCCATCAATTGGCAGCCGATACAGGTATTTTTTCCCCGTCCGCCGCTGGTCCTTCGTTATTTTGCCCTCGGCGACCATGATCCGCAGCGTTGAGGCCAGCAGGCTTTTATTGCCTCGCACTAGCGGGATTAGCTCGACCTGGCACAGAGGCCCGCTTTGCAGAGCTTCCAGAATTTCCTGCGCGGCGCGGTCGCGGTATTGCGTGAAACGATCTGGGTCAGCGGACCACGGTCTGCCCGTGTGGCGGATGTATCCAGCGCGGCAGGCGGCGGCGTTCTCGCGCACCGCTGCCTCTGCCAGTTTGGAGGCGTAGAGGTCTTGGATGTCGTTCAGCGATGTCATGCGCGAACCTCGGCAGCGAAGGGTATCTCGTCATCCATGTCAGCAGACCGCCCGTGGTGGCCCCATATGCATTGCCGCCGGGTTGGGATTGCTGCGAGGAAGCATTGCCGTCGCGCTTATCCAAGCCCTGCACTGTCCCGCCGTAGGGACGCACCACAATCTCGGTCGTGTAGCGGTCCTGGCCCGACTTGTCCTGCCACTTGCGGGTTTCCAGCTTGCCCTCGACGTAAACGAGAGACCCTTTCCGCAGATACTGCTCGGCGTAGCGCGCGGCACCTTCCGCAAAGACGGCGACCGCGTGCCATTCTGTGCGCTCCTTCCGCTCGCCGGATTTGTCCTTCCAGCTTTCCGACGTGGCGATCCGCAGGTTAACGACCTTGCCGCCGCTGCCAAAGCTACGCGCCTCGGGGTCTCGGCCCACGCGACCGATCAGCTGAACCTTGTTCAATGACATTCCGTTTCTCCATTCATCAGACGCTCGCGAAAGCGCCGCTCTCCATACATGATAGTGGTATGGTCCCGATCTAATATCCGACCTATCGCCGGATAGCTGAGGTTCGTTTCGTCCCGCAGTCGCACTATGCAGCAGAACCTCGCCGCGACTACCTGTTTCTCGCGCGACGGCCCGCGTATATCGTTGACGGAAACATTATATTGATTGGCCGCCTGACACAAGATGTTTGACACGCGGTCGCCGCGTAGAGGGCGAAATGTAATGCGCGACGGCTTTTCTGCGATTGAGGTCATGCCAGCCCCCTTTCCCTCAGTGTGTCCCGCGAAACCAGATCGCGCGATACCATTTCCTCACAAAGCGTAGGCGTCACCGAAAAACGGGATATCGGCCTGCCCGCGTTGATCTGATCGGCCCAATAAGCGGCGCGGTCCTGCGGGGCGCCCACCTCAGGCGGCGGGCTGAAAGCCTCATCTTCCCACCGGCGCTGATTGAGATATGTTGAGGGGTGAAGCCATGAGGCTTGCGGGTTTTGTTTTCGCCACCAGTCGTAATA